CCGTCGAGGTAGATGGGCTGGCCATCCGCGTCACGGAGACCACGGAGACGGCGACGCAGGAAGCGACCGGTGAAGGCCGAGTTCACGTCGAAGCCGTCGTCCTCGACGAGACCGAACGCCTCGTTGAAGTCGTCCGCGAGGTCGAGGCTGGCAGTGCCGTCCGGCAGGAAGCCCTCCTGGATGTAGTTCTTGGCAGCGATCGCACCGGGGATGAGGGCCGGGTCGGTCCACGTCGAGGGCTTGTTCGTGCCGAAGAACACAGCAGCGTCGAGGATCCGACCGAACTCCTGAGCCACGAGCGGCCGGACCTCGCCCCAGATGTCGAAGTTGCTGTCCGCGAGGGTGTTCTCGTGGATCGGGATGATGACCGCCATCTCTTCGGCGATCAGGTCCTTGCCGGACCACGTGACCTTGCTGGTGGGCTTGATGCCGGACGAGTCAGAGGCCTGATCGTCGGTCACCCAGCCAGCGGTCGGGATCGCCGCGAGGACTGGCATGCGAGCCGTGCCAGCAGCCATGCGGATGGTGCGGAAGGCCGCGAGCGCCGCCGACTCCTGCGTGTCCGGCTTGATGATCTCGTTGAGATCCTGCCGGGCCAGCAGGGCCAGTGCTTCGGCCCTTGTGATGTCAGCCATTGGACTGACTCCTTTCTGGCCCGTAGGCCGTTAGTGGAAGGTTCTAGTTCTTCGTGCCGTTGAACGCGGCTCGAATGAGGTCGTTTGGATCCTGCTTGCCCCCTCCGGTCGGCTGGTTCCCGCCGCCGAGTGCCTGCGATGTGGCCGTGGGGTTGGCCCTCAGGTAGTCCTTGACTATGTCCTTGACATCCTTCTCGGATTCGAAGAGGTCCTTGGTGAAGGTACGGCTGTCGAGTGCTCGGCTGAGCGGTCCGCCGACTGCCGAGAGGAAAGCCTCAAGACGGTCAGAGCGCTTCTGGAGGGTGGTGACGGCTTCCGGGGTAGGTCGCGCGGCAAGCTCGGTCTCCAACTGGGTGACCCGTGCTGCCTGAGCACGAGCTTCCTGGAGCTCAGTCTTGCCAGTGGCGAGTTCTGCCCGCAGAGTTCCGAGGCTCTTGACAAGCGGATGCGTGTCCGGGAGCTTCGTGTTGTCGTCGATGACCAGTGTCTGGGTCTCCGTGCCCGGCTTCTCGCCGGGGGTGCCCTGCTGCTGGTCCTGCTGCTCTTGACCCGAGGTCTCCTCGGTAGAGCCGTTGTTACTGTCGGTGGCCATCTCGGCTGCCTTTCCCTTACTTTAGCTGAATGACACTTGCGGCGCAAGTGCCTAATACCCCCCGGCGAGTCGCCTATAATTGCTAGGCTAGCGCTAGGGGCCTCCTCCTTGGGAAGTCTAGTAGTCGTCCGTACTGCTTATAGACTGATTGCGTTCCCCAGCAGTGGGTGCCCTAGTCTTGCTACGGGCTCCTGTCCACTCGGGGTCCTGGGTGATACTGCCATCTGGGTTGAGGGTGCCCTTGTACTCGACCTTAGAGCGTAGAGTTGGTATGAGAGTGCAGCGCCCATTGGGGTGATCCCGGATGCTCGGGTCCTCAACTACGAGGCCATCCCGCTCGATGCAGTAGTCGCACGTGCGCTCGCTGATCTCCGAGCCCCACAGGAGCACGATCTCATCGAACTCGGCCACACTATCCCACGTGTTGGACCAGTACGCCGAGACCGTCTCAGTGCGAGCGAGCCGTTCGAGCCGCTTGTAGCTGCTGTCTAGCCCCACGTTCAGCATCTGCCGGGCAGCGTCCTTGCTATTGAGGCCTGCGATGATGCTCGACTTGATAGCGGCCTGCTTCATCTCGTCGTAGACCTTGCCTACCACCGGGCTGAGCTCCAGCACCTTGGGCACCGGGAACCCCGTGAGAGCTCCCAAGCTCGCGACCTGTCCGCCTAGGCGAGCAATGAGAGCCCGGCTCTGGCGCTCGAACAGAGTGATGTAGGCCTTGATCTCGTCCGGATCGGAGGGCATGCCAGCGAGCCATCGGAGATAGAGAGCCCTGAGCTCCCTCTCCATACGGTTCGTGGGCACGGTTCCCATGATCTAGTAATCACTCCTGACGGTGGCACAGTAACGGCAGATCTGCCAGTAGCCCGTGACCGGATGACGAGTGAGCTCCCAGTAGTGAGCCCCGAGCCAGCACAAGAACCGGCGGATCACGGCTTGGCCCGCTGTCCGGGAGTGGCCGCGTAGCTGGCAACCTGTCCAGGCGTAGCCGGTAGGCCTGTCTGTCCGGTAGCCGTCATGTCGGTGGGGGCACCCAGAGCACCGCCGACAGGCTCACCCATGGAGTCATCCTCGTAGTCTTCCAGGTCGACACCCGGCGTCACCACAGAGGCGATGTACTTGATGGGGTAGCCCATCTGGCTGAGCGACAGGCCGTGGGCGTCGAGGCTCTCCTGGAGGAGGTCGTCACCGGAGGGCCAGAACTCGTACTCGAACTCGGGCTTGGCTTCGGTGTCCTCTCCGGTGGGGTTACCCTCAGCGTCGGTCTTGGCCTTGGGTGCCTCGATCTCCTTGGTCTTCTCCACGCCAAGCAGAGCGGCAAGCTCTTCCAGCACGGGCTCGATATCCTCGCGCATGCGGGCGACCCGGTTGTTGAAGCGCTTGCTGAGCACCTTCAGGGCCACACCTGTGGGAGGGACACCCGTGCTCGGGCTGAAGTAGTACCCCGGAACGCCGAACGACGTGCTCACCTTGTCCGTGATGCTGTCGTGGTAAGCGATCATGTCCTGGATGGTCGGGGGGTCAAGCTGTCCGAACGGCCCCTCGCTGCTCGTGGTGAAGATGCGGCCTGCTGCTGCCCCGTCGGTCTTCTCCTCACGCATGGCGTCGTTGTCCGGCTGGGTAGGCAGGTACGGGTTGTTCGGGGGGAGCTCGACGTTCAACAGGTACCAGAAGGGGCGAGCGTACATCTCAGCCACCACGGTCTGGTCGATGATGCTGTGGTTCACCCGGTCCTGGAGGGCTGCAAGCTGAGCTCCGAAGCCCTTGTCGTCCAGGGCGAAGCGGAACAGGGTGTTGCCCGTCAACTCCTCGCCGAAGGTGTAGCCCTCCTTGGTAGCTCGGCTCATGTCCGGGGGCATGGCCTTCTTGAACATGCGGGTGATCCCGTTGCTGTAGGCGAACGTGACGTAGTCCTCCATCAGTTCGATGCTCCGGGTGTAGATGGCTGCAACTGTGTACCTGCCGTCACTGATCACCTCGAAGTGCTCGGGGAAGTGGGGAGTGATCGCGGAGTCCACCACCACGATGCACTCCCCACGCGACAGGAGGGGCACGAGCACATTGCTGAAGCCCCTCAGTTCTTCGGGTACGGGGACGAGGTTCTCCGCGTACAGGTCGAGAACGCTCTTGTAGATGTTCTCGCTGGTGGTCATGCTGGCGAGGTCGGCAAAGGCAGCGGTCACGTAGTCGTTCCACTTCTTGCCGTGGAGCGTGAAGCTCATCTTGCCGTTGTAGTACGCCATGAAGGTGGGGGTCTCCTTGGTGAGCAGCCACGCTTCGAGCTTGGTCATGGAGGTCTCACCTGCCTCAGGGGTACGGGGCTGGACTGTTACTGCGCCTGACAAGGCCATTAGTCGTCACCCCAAGGAGAGACAGCGAGGGTGCCCGTGATGAACTCGGTGCCCTCTTCCACGCTGACCATCTGCTCGTCGGTGTAGGGTTCGAGCAGTACGCGCACTGTCTCGCCCCCCACCTGCTCCCGAATGACTCGGAAGATGTATGCCTTGTCCATATCAGGACTCCTTCTGTGTGAGTGGTGTGCGATTGAGCATGCTCTCCAAGACCCAGACGTCGAACATCTGAGCCTCCCGAGCTAGGGCCTGCTGGATAGGTGTGGCCGGGCTCAGCACTGGCACGCGCTCAGTCGTACCCTTGCCCCCACAGCGGCATCCAGAGAAACAGATGTGCTCGTTAGCCATGTTCAGCTCCCCATCTTGATGTAGTCGGCTCGGCCCTGACCGATAGCCTGCGTCATTGCGTCCACGTCGTCGTCATGCTTGCCGAACGGGAAGTCACGGAACTCCTGCAGCATCTGGAGCCCCCCGTGGCTATCCTGGGTGTCAGGCATAAGGATGAGGCTGTCCACGATAGCGACGTTGCCCTCGTCCACAATGGGCTGGATGGCGAGCGCTCGGACTTCCTTGCTGCCAGCCGGGGTGACTGGCTTGATGAGCGCTGCTCGCTTG